ACAATAGATAGATGGTCTAGAATAATCCACTTACAATCTAAACCTTTAATAAGATAACGTATCTTACTTAATAAGTTAGACTCACTAGTGGAACCGAAGTGGTCAAACAATTCTATTCTACCCTGGCCAAAAGTATTCTCCCAATAACCTCTTAATTCCTCCTCTGGTATGTCTTTTACCTTAAGGTGTAAGGGTAGGTTAGCCTCAACTGACATAACACCTAGAGTAGTTACCTTTGATGTCTCCTCTAAAGCTAGGATACCAATCTTATCAGTGGTAGTTTTAAGTAGGTAGTGTTCTAATTCTCTAGTCATCTGCGACTTACCCATACCTGAACCACTGGTGATTGTTACTAACTCACCTTGTCTAAAGCCATATGTTAAATCATTAAGGCTTGACCAGGGGTAAGGTATGGATTCAACTTCAATATCCTCCATAAGAATATCCCACGTATCCAAACCAGATACAATACCATCAGGTGTGTAGATCTTTGCATCCCACCACTGTCTAGTGAAGTTAGCAATCTGACCAGCCATAAGCATATCACCTGCATCCTTCCTATGTAGTTTACATATTTTAACTTTATTGGGAGAGAACAAATCAACTACAGATTTAACTGCCTCCTCTCCTGGCTTATCATTATCAAAACATAACACCACTGTATCAAAAGTCTCTAGATATTCCAGTGAATTCTTTATGTCTCTACTTGCACCACTTGCACCACTCCTTAAACTAACTGCTGGAAATTTATTACCAAACATCTGGTGTACTGCCATAGCATCTATCTCACCTTCAGTGATAGTAATAAACTTACCACCTTCATTAAAGATATTCTCACCAAAGAGCCCAGCATTTTTAGAATTACCCTCATAAATAAAATCTTTATTCTCTACTGTTCTAATCTTATTACCAATATGTTCACCAGTATCTTTATTGTAATAAGGGTAACAGTGTTTAGTTATATGACCATCCTGGCCATACTGGAGAGTAACACCATACTTCTTTGTTACCTCCTTACCTAAGTTTCTATCTGGTATCTCACCATAATTACCTTGAAATTGTTGCATACTATTCTCTCTTATTGTTATTTCTTTTTTTTCAACTCTATCTTCACCGTTACTTGGTGCTTCCCATCTTCCACAACTAAAACAATATCCTTGACCAGTAGAATAACGTGCTAAATTATCTTTACTACCACAATCAGGACAAGGTTCGTGTCTAACGAAGGTTCCTTGTTGTTTATCTGACATATTTATACCTCTGAGAGTTCCATATTTGCCCATATAGGGACGATTATTAATTAAGTAAGGCTACCCCACTACTGAAGGTAATAAGGTAGCTTAAATAAGAGTTAATTAAAAAGGAACATCTTCAGTTACTGCCTCAAATTCGTCTAGTGAATTACCACCACCAGAATATTCAACTAAATTTAAAACTTGTACTGCATCTAGAGATTTACCTAGACCATATACATCACTGGCTTTATGTTCATAAGTTGAGTATGCTACCTTAACTTGAGAGCCATTACCAATCTTAATTGTGTTATCCCAGCCGTGTTTGTGTTCATCTACTACAGTTGGAGCAGGTAAACTGTTTCCTTTAGCTGTGATAGTCTTACGTTTAAACACAAAGATGTTATTATCTTTTGCCTTTGGCTTAATACCTGATGCAATTAACTTATCTCTCTCTTCATCTGTTACCTTCAAGTCGATTGAATAAATCCCTGGTTGGGGATTAAACTGGTCCACTCTAGGTTCAAAAAGAGATGGATATAAAGCTTCACCTGTTGCTACTGCCATTTTATTTTTCCTTTACCGCTTTGCGATACATAATTGGTGGTGTAAAAAGGGACACCACGCTAACCCTGTTATTACTATATATATTCATTAGTATCCACTAGTATCTCAGTTAGAGCTAGTAATAGTTCATATCTATTTACCCTTTATTACCCTTTACTATCTTTTACTTTACCTAACTTTACTTCTAGTAGCTACTAATAACTATATATGTATAATAAAATTATAGCATACTTTTTAGTGTTTGTGTAATTAATTCTTAAATAAGTTTTGTATGTAGTGTTTATCCTCATCTTCATCAAGTAATTCAGTAAAATAACCAGCTCTTCTACAGTAGTTACATAAATCTAAAAACTCCCCTGTCTCTTTGTTTTTGTAGGTGCTTTCGTTATCGTTTAATTCTTTATTACAAGCTCTACACCTCATTATAGTTTCTCCCTTTGATTTAATAGTTCTTTTAGGTGGTGTATGTCCCCTAAGAGGCCAGTATTAGCTGTCTCTAGCTCCTCTAATAGTGTAGTCTTGTGTTTACCTTTAGTTGATTCATAACTATTGGTTAGTGTGTTATAAACTAGAGCCCCTTTAGCCTCTTGTTCTAAAATATAATCTGTCATTCTACTCATTATTATTGCTCCTTTGTGTTTAATTCTGTAGCAACTAGGTGGATAAAACCATTACTATCCTCTTCAAATTGCTCTTGTGCTATCTTCATAGCCTGTCTGTCATTAGTGGCCAGTATTGGTCCAATTATTGCTATTGTACCAGTCCACTTTATTTCTACATTATATATTTTATTCTGCATTTTAATACCCTCCTGCTCTTAACCAAGCGTTAGTTTCCTCAGGTGTTTCAGGGTCAACCTCTACCTCTATCTCTTCAATCTGTACGTCTTGATATCCCTCTTCAATCCAATCATCATACACCTGATCTGCCTCGTCTTCAGTGGCATACTGACCTATCTCAGTACCACCTACCCATACTATATAGTTATACATAATCATAATTAATTCTCCTGTGTGTGTTATTAATAAAAGTATATAAAATCCACTGCCTCACTTTGTATTTTATTATACTCCTCCTGGGTTATTATGTCCAGCTTTTTTAACTGGTCCAGGTGCTCCTGTGTAGTCTCTACTTCTATCTCGTTTTCGCTCTCTATATATCTATAGTTGTAGTCAAAATCTTTTAGCTCGCTTAGTTTATCCACCATACTATTTAAGTGTGTTTGAATAAAAGTTACTTTATATATATGCATTATACCGCCTCCAATTCTCTAATAAATTTAATTTTATCTGCTAAAAACCACAGCCCTCCTTGCGATTGTGGCCTCTTTAGCTCCTTATAGTCCTCTATCTCCACCTCTAGCCATACACGGCCTTTAGGGGACAGGTGTGGGGCCTCAGGCTTGCTTGTACAGTGCCAGCCTGGTCTAATTTTAAACCCTTTAGTGGGGTAACAGCCAGCCTGGGTCCAGGTGTTAAACTTTATGCCCTCTGATTTGTTAATAAATAGAGGTGTTAGTTTACCTGATTTTAATTTTCTCACTAATTTATATGCTTTCATTTTTTATTTTTCCTTTCTTTTTAAATTCCTTTTTCCTGTCCTTGTACACTCTCATTTTAAACAAGGGAGTGCGGACAGCGTGTTTAATTTTATTTTTCACTGGCATAACAAGGATTAAAATCGTGCATCAAGAATACTCCTTGTGTATATCATAGAGTTCTTCATTATACTTAACTTCTATCTCATTAGCCTTTACAAATGCCTCATATTCTGTCTTAAAATCACCTAGTGTAACTAGATTTCCGCTAACATCAAATGCATACCAAGAAGGCACATAATCTGAGTATGTGTAATCCAGACCAAGAGTTCCCTCATTTGGTTCTTCCCCTCTTTTTATGATAATGGGTCTTAAATTATTCATTTTATTTTCTCCGTTTATTGTTTTAATAATTCCATTATATACTAATTAATGGGCCAGGTAAGATATATTTAAAATATTTTTATTCCAGCATTTTCTACAGTCTCCACACTGCCCCTGGTTTTCAAAACTTCTACAGGTGGCCTTTTCTGGATTAGTGGTAACAGTGCTAGTATTTGAGTATATAGGGGCTTTACCATCAATCATAGCCCCTGATAAGCGTATTACTATATTATCTGGTATATTGCCTTTATACTGCTTTACTAGTTTACTTTCTTTTGTGGGTAACCAGTGTTTAACCTGTGGTGTAGCCTTTACTACCTCTAAAATTTTCTCCAGGTGCTCCAGTGATTGTAGATCTCCGCTATCGTGCCACCTGAATACACCAGCCTCTACGATATCTTTTTTATTATTGATTAGATATACCATACCAGCTACCCAGTCTGGGTTGTCGATACTGTCCAGCCTTCTTTGCTGGGCCTCTACAATAGCTGGATACCTGGCATAATTACCTTTTAAAGCGTAGCATTTACTACACACACTGCCTTCTATACCTCTTAACTGCTGGCCTTTATGACAGGCCCTGGCAGGTATTGAGTAGCTACTGCCTGGCATTTTACTAGTGCTGGTTAAGCCAGCCACAATAGCTGTGGCCTGTTTAATAGTTTTTACTGGTGTGGTTAAGTTATTGATTAACATTCTTATACCCTCCAGGCCATTACTGTATGACTATCGTATGGTTCTAAAAACCAGCCTCTGGCCTCTAAAAACTCCCCCATAGGGCTGGGTTCTATACATTCTATACTACCCCACGGGCTCCAGCGTGTACTATCTAGCCCTGCCATACCTTTAAGCCACACGCCAGCCTCTTTTTCCTGTCCATCCCATTCTGAATAGTCCACTGCCTCCAGTCCTGGGAATGCTTTATTCAACTGCTTTACTAATGTTTTTACTGTTTTTACCTGTCTCATTTTTACTACTCCGTTGTTGTTAAAATACTACACAGTATGTTTCTCTCTGTGTATGGTGATAATTATACACACATTTTTAAGGCTGTGTGAACTTTATTTACAATTAATTTACAATCAGGCTACAGCCCTCACTGTGTATGGTTTTGTGTGGTGTAAATAATTTTCAATCGGGCCACTGTGTGGATCATTAACCACAATCACTGCCATTTATATCCACAAATATCCACACACAACCACCAGCCCTGTGTTATTCCACACCTGGCCACGTATGGCCCACACTAGCCACTGGAGGCCTGCCCTTTTTAGCTTTCCCCGACCACTGGTAGCCACGTATGGCCAGCCCTGGTAAACACCTGCCCTTTTTAGCCACAGAGGCAGGGGGAGGGGCCCATAAGAACTTTCCGTATCCGTGTGGTAACTCAATAGCACATCAGAAGAGGATTCCACCCCTGGCCCTTAATAGCCATAAATAGCCATAAAAGGACCACCAGAGGCTCAAAATAGCCACAAAAGGAGTGCTAATTTCCCATTTTGGTTTTAATTAATTAACAGAATTATTATAGAAAAAAGAAGAAGTGTTGCTATTATGGGAAAAGTGTGGTATAATAAGGGTATAGGCAATAGCTTTTTTATAACACCTCCCTATATAAGGATAAAGGTATAATGGCAGACGGAAGAAGAAACAATAAAGGCAACCCTGCTTTTAAGAAGGGTGCAGTAATGAACCCCAACGGTAGACCCAAAGGTTCAGTAAATAAATACACAGCTCTTAGTAGAGAACTATTATCCACTAAAGGGCCAGAGATAGTCAATAAGGTAATTGAGATGGCCCTAGATGGGGACAGACACTGCCTTAAGATGTGTATGGATAGGATTGTTCCTGCTCATAAAGCAGTAGAGATTAAACACGAACATAAAGATTTAGGTGTTAATATTATTGTTGAGTCAGTAAAGGCTATTGAGAAGAAGGAAAAGAAAGAACAAGAAGTATTCGAGGCAGAAGTAGTTAAGAATGGCTGATATTAACGTACAGCTACACCCAGCCCAGATGGACATCTTCAGGAGTGAGGCCAGATTTAAAGTAGTAGCAGCAGGAAGAAGATTTGGTAAATCAAGATTAGCTGCTTGGGTGTTATTAATTAAAGCCCTACAGTCGGACAGTAAGGATGTTTTCTATATTGGCCCTACCTTTCAACAGGCCAAAGATATTATGTGGGGTATGTTGAAGGAATTAGGTGGTGATGTTATTAAAGCTGCTCACGAGAATACAGCTGTGTTAACCTTAATAAATGATAGAAAGATTTATTTAAAGGGTTCAGATAGACCAGATACACTTCGAGGAGTAGGTTTGGAGTACGTGGTACTAGATGAGTATGCCAGTATGAAACCTGAAGTGTGGGAGATGATTATTAGACCTACACTAGCTGATGTTAAAGGTGGTGCATTATTCATCGGAACACCAGCAGGTAAGAACCACTTCTACAAATTGTATGTAGATGCTATGAAGGACCCAGAATGGGACACCTTCCAATTCAATTCCACAGATAATCCTCTCCTGGACCCTAAGGAAATTGAAGCAGCTAGGAATAGTATGTCTACTCAAGCGTTTAGACAAGAGTTCGAGGCCACCTTTGAAAGCTTCAGTGGAGGTATATTCAAAGAAGAGTGGATAACTTACGTAGAGGATGAGAAAGATTTTAAAGAAGGTACAATTGGACACTACGTGGTCTCAGTTGACCCAGCAGGTTTCGAAGAAGCAAGTAAAGGTAGAGGTTTAAAGTCCAGTAAATTGGATGAAACTGCTATCTCAGTAGTGAAAATTGTGGGTGATGAGTGGCTAGTAAAGGATATATACCACGGTAGGTGGGGTATCAAAGAAACAGCCACTAGAATCCTAAATGCAGCATTAGATTGTGAAGCATCATCAGTAGGTATCGAGGCAGGTGCATTAAAGAATGCTATTATGCCCTACTTAGAAGATGAAATGAGAAGTAAGAGTAGATGGGTTAATATAACTGATGTTACTCACGGTGGTAAAAGAAAGATTGATAGAATTACGTGGTCATTACAAGGTAGATTAGAGCACGGTAAGATTAAATTAAGGAAAGCAGATTGGAATAGTCCCTTTATCTCACAGTTAATGGACTTCCCTTCTCCACTTAGCCACGATGACTTGATTGACTCGTTGGCATATATAGATCAAGTGAGTGTTGCGGACTATGCAACAGCTATAGAATTAGATGAGTGGGAACCTATGGACGCAGTAGCAGGATATTAATGATTAAAGATAGCTTAAGTTATAAAGACCCTATGACACCACTTAGAGAGTGGGTGTTAGGTAGAGTAGAGAACTGGGAAGAACACAGAAACTCTAACTATTTAAAACAGTGGGATGAATACTACCGTATATGGCGTGGTGTTTGGTCAGAAGAGGACAAGACTAGACAATCAGAGAAGTCTCGTCTTATTTCCCCAGCTACCCAACAGGCTATTGAGGCCACAGTTGCAGAACTAGAGGAAGCTACCTTTGGTAGAGAGAGATGGTTTGATATCGAAGATGATATGTTGGACCAACAACCTCAAGATGTGGAGTATGTACGTAAGTTACTACACGAAGATTTAGAAAAAGATGGTGTTAAGCCAGCAATAGCTGAGTGTTTACTTAATGCAGCCCTTTATGGTACAGGTATTGGTAAGTTAATTGTAACTGAAAAGACTGAAGTAGTACCAACAGAACAGCCAGTAGCAGGCACATTAACGACCAGTAGGGGCACAGCTGAGATACCTTATATTAGTGTTAAGATGGAGCCAGTAGCCCCTAAAGAATTTGTTATTGACCCTACTGCTACAGATATTGAGAGTGCTCTAGGTGTTGCACATATCGTAATTAAACCTAGATACTTAATAACACAAGGAATTAATGAAGGAATATATGA